AGGATGTCGCCCAGCAGACGAGTGAAGAGTATTACACTAAGCATAATAACCGTATGCGCGTGTGGCAAGATCCCCAGCCGCACTACAGTTACTTGATCGCCTGTGATACTTCTCTAGGTAGAGACCGAGATTACTCGGCTTTTCACATAATAAACATGTATAATGGGCAACAGGTTGCCGAGTTCTACTCTAATAGGACAGCAATAAATGATTTTGCTCAAATATTAGCTAACGAAGGTATGCTATATAATACAGCCCACATTATTTGTGAGCGAAACACGATTGGAAACAACTTGATTGACTGGCTCTACAACGTCTATGAGTATGAGAACTTATGGGCTGACGACAAGGGAGAGATAGGGTTTCAAATCACAGCAAAAAACAGAGAGAGTATTTTAGCCGAGTTAGAAGAGGCAGTCAGAACAGACTTAATCAAAATTAACTCTACTAGAACCTGCGACGAGCTTTTCACATTCATCATTGGTGAGAACGGTAAAGTTCAAGCGGAAAAGGGATACCATGACGATCTAGTTATGAGTCTTGCCCTTTCTGTCCACGCTTACAAAAACTTGTTAGATACCACGCCTATGGAACTTATGGGTACGAGGCCGCTGCCTGGAGATGCGCCTCTACCGATAACAAATTCCTACACCGCTAATATCAAGACCGCTCATGGAGCTATGAGCAAGGAAGACTACAGATGGCTGATAAAATAGAAGAAAATAACGAGGAGCCTGTAAACGAAAGCGGGTATACGAACTTTGGTGGTTCTGCGGGAAGGTCAGGAACTTACTACACGCCTACTGGCCCTATTGGAAGGTTCTTTGCTAAGTTCTTTGCCACTAAAGCTCAACCAGAGGTTCAGAAGGCATTAGACCAAGGGCAAGCTACTCCTCTTACAGGCGACACTATTAAGTCTACCGGAGTGCTCAAAGATACTCCAGGCAGGGAAGGCCCAGCTATAGGCGGTATCGTAAGAAACCCAATCGTTCCCCAAAACGAGCTAAACAGGAAAAGGCGCTACAAAGAATATGAGGAGATGGATGAGTACCCTGAAGTAGGTGCGGCATTTGATATTTATGCTGATGATACCACTCAAAGGGGAAATCGGGGTGAGCGATGGAATGTGGACTCAGAGAACTCTTTGGTAGTAGATGAAGTAGAATCTTTTTTCTCTGACATTAAGCTAGACAAAATTCTTTGGGATATCGTCAGAAACACAGTCAAATATGGAGACTGCTTCATTGAGATGATTCTGAACGTAGAAAAACCGGAAGAAGGTATTAAGAAGCTCAAGGTTCTTAATCCTAACTACCTTCTCAGGGTGGAGAACGAGTTCGGGTATTTGAAGAAGTTCTTGCAGGAGATTCCCTCTGATGACGTAATGGATGTCATGTACAACGGCACAGGAAACCAAAGACCTGTTAAGTATATTGAGTTGGATAAGCACCAAATCGTACACTTCCGTATGCATACGTCAGACCCCATCTTCTACCCTTACGGAAAGTCCATTGCTGCTCTGTGCCACAGAATCTTCCGGTCTCTCAAGATGATGGAAGACGCGATGATGATTTATCGCCTCTCTCGCGCTCCTGAGCGTCGTATCTTCTATATCGACACAGGTAACTTGCCTACTAGCAAAGCTGAGATGTTCATTGAGCGTATTAAGCAGAAGTTCAAGAAGGAGAAGTTCTACCAAGGAAATAACTCCACGGTCAATGCTAGGTATAACCCCATGTCTCTAGATGAAGACTTCTTCGTCGCTACTAAGAATGGTAAGGGCACAAAGATTGAGACCCTTCCTGGTGCTACCAACCTTGGAGAGATTGAGGATGTTAGATACTACAGGGATAAGCTTCTTGCGGCCCTTAAGGTTCCGAAAGACTACCTCGTAGAAAAAGACAAGTCCCCGGAAAGAAAAGCCAACCTTTCGCAGCTAGATGTTAAGTTTGCTAGAACTATTCAGAGAGTTCAGGTAGACATTGAAACTGGGCTAGAGAACCTAGCTAAAAGACATTTACAGCTTCGGGGGTTCCCTGCAAGCTTGATCAAGAAGCTTAGAATTAGGCTTCCTGAGCCTTCTGATATGTCTGCTAAGAGAAAGCTTGACCTTGATGAGCAGAAGATTCGAGTTATTCAGGCGGCACAAGGACTTCAGCTTCTTCCGAAAAAGAATCTATACAAAGAATACTTTGACATGACTGATGAGGAAGCAGATCGCACCATACAGGAAATGAAGAAGGAGCAAGAAGAGCAGATGGCTATGGAGGCCCAAGGCGCTCCGATGGCGGCTGATCAAGGCCCAGGTATGGAGTCTGCTGAAAATACTCCACCTACAGCGAATGAAAGTACCGAAACACCAATTGAATTTATGCTAAATCGTACCTTGGATGACGAAGCAAAAGAAGTAATGCACAGAATTGTGGAAAAACAAAAGCAAAAAGCTGAGGAGCTACTAGAAAGCTAATCTATATAACTTAAACGGAGAAAATAAAATGTTTTCAAGATTATTTGAGGAGAGAGATAAGACAATTACCCACCTTGTAAAACTAGGTGACTGCATCGGCAGATCAATCCGAGAGAATGTTATGCTTTTCAGCATGGACGGGAACAACGATCAGGTTACCTACCTTACCGAAAGCGGTAAGGTTATTACAGGTAAATACTCTATTTCCGAGGATGTTGGTCTTGAGAACATCAAAGTCCAGGACTCTTCCGTGTTTGATGATGAAGAGACCTTTGACGGTTTTGTTAACGAAAAGATGCACTCCTTCATTGAAAGCATTCACTATTCTGAGTATGGCGAAGCCGACGATAGCTTCACTGACATTCTCACGCTCTGGGAAAACAGACTCAAGCTTTCTGGAGTTCAAAAGAGGCTTCATGAGCAGTGCGCTCGTTTATCCGAAACAGAAGACATTCTAGGATCCGATTCTTTCCAAAACCTTATGGAAGTAGTTCCTCAGTTAAATGCCTTCCTTACAGAAAACCTAGACCGGATTATTCAGGTCCCTGAGATTCGTAACGCGGTAAACCTCTCCAACGCAGTTTCCAAAGCGTTTGATTTTCCTAGAATCACGTTAGAGCAGCTAGAGGAAGAAGGAACCTACAGCCTAAAGAGAGGTGTTAACGAATCCATCTACGATATGGTTTGCCGTCAAGAGCTTATCAAGAAAGAGATTGTGGAGTCCAAAAGAAACTTTGAGATGGTTTGGGCAAGCGCCCCATCCATAAGCAAGCTTGCGAGCATGGTTTTTGAGGGTGCTGAGGATACTGTAGCTGCACTAAGTGAAGCTCTAGTTGAGGTTCCTTACCTTGCTTTGGCTTCAAAGAAAAGCCTATTCGAAACCTTCTCTAACTGCCTTGCTTCCGTAGATGGCGCTTTAGGCGTAACGGAAAAAGACATTCAGGAGTTCGCTTCTAGAATCTTCGAATACAAGAAGGATGTGAAGGAAGTGTTCATAAACAACATCAATGAGAAGTATGGAGTCAATGTACAAAACATTCAGGACCCAGCCTCGTTCAAAAGCCTAGCCAACACTCAAGTTGTAATCTTCGAGGCTCTTTCTAGATTAGCTCCTAAGGGAAGCGTTCTTAAAGGTATTCTTTCCGAGATGGCTCAAAACCTAAAAGGCAAGCACGGTGTAGAGTGTATTGATGTTAACGACTTCCTTCTTGAGATGTTCGTTACCGCAGGGTACGACACAGTGTTAGAAGAAGCCTCTTCTTCCAAAGTAGACTTTAAGAGGATTACGGGCCAGCTTTCTGATATCAAAAATCTAGTCAGTAATATTGAAGAGCAGCTTTCGGAAAAAGATGCTGAGTATGAGAGCGACGAAAACCTAGAAGATGTTGCTGAGGCCACAGAGCCAGAGGAAAAGCCCACTGACCCTGTAGAAGATGAGGTCAAGAAGGCTGATGAAGAGGCTAAAGAATCTTTAGAGCCCATAGCGGAAATGCCGGAAGTAAAAACGGAAAAAGAGGCTATAGACGATCTTGCTGATATTGATAAGGTTGTTGGAGAAATTGTAGCTGAACTAGGCGACGATTTCGAAGCGGAATGAGAATGAAGAAAATTTCTCCTCATAGTCTATAGCACTACATAATGACGGAGGAGTGTTATGGCGGAACTATCATCATTACTGTTTGTAGATATCGATGAATTAGGTAGACCTACGGGGCTTATTGCCTCTGAGGAGAACGACACTTTTGCATCGGCATTAATGCCTCAAGATGTAAAAGATACAGTTGATGTAGTTCGAGATGCTGATGTTTCAGGCAGTTATGAAGGCTGGAATACAGTTAGTGGTGTTAGTGCTCTTGCTGAGGTATCAAGTCAACTTTTAGCTCTTCCTACCGATTTTCAAAACCTAGAGGGTTCCGTAGCGGACATCTCCTCAGTCGTAGAGACTTTTGATCCCAACACGATACTAAGCGTTAGTACCGCAGTATTTAATAACTCAGGCACCTGGGAAGACTCTTACACCTATATTTTTAATGCTTCTGATAACTTAGCTGATGCGTCTACTTTAGTTATTGGACCGGAAAGCACTTTAAGTGCTCTAGCCGCCTCTTCCTCCCAACTATCATCAGCGATTGATAATATACCCATAGGAGGTGAAGTTCCTGCTGATGTAAGTAATAACTGGCAAAGAACATATCTTTACGCTACAAACGCTTCGGGTGATGTGACTGATGTATCCACTTACATCTTTAATGCTTCTGATAATGTAGCTGACGTATCCACTTACATCTTTAATGCTTCTGATAACTTAGCTGATGCGTCTACTTTAGTTATTGGGCCTGAAAGCACTTTAAGTGCTCTAGCCGCCTCTTCCTCTCAGTTATCATCAGCGATTGATAATATACCTGTAGGGGGTCAAGTTCCTGATAGCGTTAGTGGTAACTGGGAGAGAACATATCTTTACGCTACAAACGCTTCAGGTGATATATCCTCTACGTCTTCTTTGTCTTTAGGAGTAAGTTCTGTAGTATATGATAACTCTTCAACATGGAATGAATCGTCTGCTGTATCTAGCTTTGATGAAGTAAGTTCGATTGTATCAAATGGTTCTGGAGTTTTATCCGGTTTATCTGGTAGCATTCTTGGCACTTGCGCGGGACCAGACGTTCCAATATTCAGTGCTTTATCCGCTTTAGCTGATAGGATTCGAGTTACTGATACTGAGACGGGTCTAGACTCCCTCACAGGCCAAACAATATTTCTTTCTGGCGCTAGTAGAATTACAACTAAGGCGGGCACTGCTGTAGCTGATCTCACCTTTGGACCAGGAAATAAAGAAATTGCCGTACTAAAACTTCAAAACAGTTTAGACGGCGCGGCTTACTTGTCGGGAACAGGTATAGCTGGACTTGTATCGCCCGGAGATATCAGAATAGCTAGACAAGCCGCAGGTCTCCAAACTGATTATAGTTCTGTTTTCTCGTTATATAGTGAAGTAGATACTGGGTCTGGGGGATGGAATAATAGCTATAATTATCTCGATTCAGCCTCAGGAAACATTCAATCCGTTTCAAGCTTTGTTAACAATACTTCAGGAGACGTAAATTCCGTTTCAAGCTTTGTTAACAATACTTCAGGAGACGTTCAATCCGTTTCTAGTTTTGTTAACAATACCTCAGGAGACGTTCAATCCGTTTCTAGTTTTGTTAACAATACCTCAGGGGATGTGGTGGCTGTTTCTAGTGTAGTAGATAACGGGTCAGGTATTCTTTCCGCACTATCTGGAAATAATGAAACTTTTAATACTAGTCGTCCTAAAGCTTTAGGTTTATCTGCTTTAGAGAAGCGCATAACAGTTGCAAATCTTGCAACTGGAAACGAAGATTTAGAAAGCGGAACAATTATTAGGTTAAGCGGCGCAGGAGGAATTAGAACTACTTCAGATACCGCGTTTTACATTGCTAATAATTTACAAAATGGATTTCAAATAGGCCCGACCGATGCATTTATTTATTCTGATAATGTTAGCTACGGCCCTAACGGAAGCACTAGCTCCTTAATCCCAATCATTGACGATCTAGCCTCCGTTTCAGGGGCTGGTGGAGGTGGTGGGGGCGCTGGCGATGCTAGTGCTTTACTAATAGGAGAAAGTGCTTATGGGCCAATCGAGCCGGGAACTGGTGTGCTATCTAACCAGATTCTTGTTTGGAAGAGCACGAACGGGGGTCAATTTGAATACACTACTGTACCATTTATAATTGAAGGAGGCTTCGCCAGACCTCCGGGGGAAAATTTAACCTATGATTTTGGTGCCAGTGCGGGGACTAAGGTTGAGTTTGCAACAGCTAGTGGAGCGTTTACGACCTCAGGCCCAACTAAAACCCTTCTAGAATTTGATGGTTTAAGCCGTGTCGGACTAGGCTTCAACTCAGTCCCACTAGAGATTAGTGCTCTTGGTGAGTCTAATGTAAGGCTAAGATCTGATAATACAAATGGGGCTTTTGTTCTTGTAGAAGGTACAGACGTTGCACCCTCACTAGTTCATTTAAAAAATACAGACTTAAGTGCTGACGCAGACTCTCAAATTGATTTCGATACAGACATCAATTTAGGGGCCGCTGCTCACCTTGATGGCAATATGCTTGGTGCCATTCATATTGCATGTAAGAACACTCAAGGAACCAGTGTATCAGGTGGCACCCCCGTATACATTAAAGGAAATGTTGGAGGATCAAATAAGATCGAAATCGGTATTGCTTCTGCTTCTGTAGCATCCTCCATGCCAGCGGTCGGAATCCTTTCCGAGGACTTAGCTGATAATGCAGAGGGATATGTAGATGCGTTTGGTATAGCCAGCCAACTTGATACCTCTTTATTTACTTCCGGCGACACCCTATACGTCGCACCTACAGGAGGTCTTACAAATGTCAGGCCAACGGCTACGACAGACCTTGTTCAGAATATTGGCATTGTTGAGCTATCCGACGCCTCTAACGGAAAGATTATTGTTCTCGGCCCAGGAAGAACAAATGATGTACCTACTAGCGTCAACAATGAAGTGACCTTCGCTTCAGCAATAACTGTAAACAACACTCTAACTGCAAACGGGGGGACGGGATCTTCTCACCCCACAGCGGGAGGACAGGTTCTTCAGAGTAGAGGGGCTTCTACTTCGGTTACTTGGGGTAACAAGAAAAAGCTCAGGTGGTATGAGAGTGATTTCCACTCAGCAGATGTTAGAATTAATGGCCCTTGGCTTGGGGCTGCTATTAACTCTGGCACAACCGGAGCAGGTCCGGCAGCGGCTCTGTATACTGAAATGATGGGTGCTGTACTTCTTAGATCAAGCACCACCGCCAACTCGGGCTATAGATGGGACACACAAGCTTTTGACAGGATTGCTCCAAGAAAGAACCTATTCTTTGAGTGTATTTTTGCTATCCCAGATGATTTCACAAACAAAACAGCTAAGTTAGGGTTTTACGATGATGCAACCAATACCACAGCGGGTGTAGACGGAACTTATTTCTTAATTGATAACAGTGGAAACATGACGCCTGAAACATCCAATAACTCTACCAGA